CTCCCTTTTCGCACTTCCGCCACGTACAGCTTCGCTTCCGTCCTTGAGTCGATCTTGGAACAGAACGACGCGAACTCGTCGTTTACGGCCTTCATGGCTGAAGCGAGGTCAATGAGTTCGATAGGCTTTACGTTAGTGTAGCAGAATTCGAGAGTCTTTGCGTCCATGCCCAGAATATAGGATAATCGCCATGAAAAATCAATGAAAATCTGTAAGAGCCCCTCGGCTCGCGCGTGCGCGCGTAGAGTTGAGTAGAGGGTTATGGATATATAGGGATTACTGGTTAAAAGAGTAGAGTGGTTATTAACTCAATGATATGAAGTGGAATGAAATGAGGTGATATGATATGTGTATCGTTTTGTATTACCACCGAATTACTACTGAATTACCGCTGTAATACGGTTGTATAAACTTGAATAAACGATCCAGCAGTCCGGCGGATTCCAGGGCTAGAGCTGGCCCTTCGCCTTCATGTCGGCTATGGCCTGCTCGACCTCTTCCCGGATAATCCCGCGGAAATTCATGTCCGAAAGGGCCTTCACCACGCCCGCCTGGAATTCCGGGTTCTCGGACACCTCGGCAGGGACGGAGCGGCCCTTGTATTCCACGCCGAACAGCGTCTCCACGGTGGCGCCCTTTTCAAGCAGTCTGACAACGGCATTGTAATCAGGCCTGCTGCTATCCTTGTGCATGTATTGCCACTTGTAGATAACTTTCGGACCGATTCCGGCTAGGCTTGCAAGTTCTTTCAAGTCCATTCCGGTCTCTTTTTGGAGTAAATCCAGGTTTACTTTCTGTAAAAATTTGTTTTCTACATCGTCCATATCGTTAAAAATAACCAATTCTCCAATTTAGCGAAGATTTTTCTTTAAAAAAGAGAAAAAAGTTCTTGACTTTCTCCATTTTAAATACTATATTCTTTGTATCAGAAACCAATTCTTTGAAATAGAGAAAACAAGGAAAGAACAATGGCTGAAACTATCGGAGTTAAACTTCCGCCCGAAATGACGCCGCTCTTCGACGAAATCAGGGAAGTGCGGGCGGCAAACATCGAGCCGACAACCAACACGGCAATCGTCATCGACGCGGTCAAGGAATACCACAGGAAGAAAGTCTCGGGCAAGTAATGGCTAGCGATACCGAAATAACGAAGGTCCGCATCGTCATCCGCCACCTGCTGTGGCAGATACGGGAAGTCCGCAAGGACAGGGACGCCGCGTGGGAGTGGGTCAACCGCTTCGCCAACACGCTGCAGTACCAGGACCTGGAACAGGACCCGGACCAGTACGCGCTCGCCATCCTCGCCGAGGCAAGGAGCTTCAACGACCAGAAGAAGCGCAACCAGCAGATGCGTTGGGTGCGCGAACAGCTGGCGAAGGAAGGGGTCACGAACCCGACGCAGGAGCAGCTGGACGAGAAGTGGCTCGAGATGTACGGGAACGAAGAATCACCGCAGGATGCCCCGAACGGTAACGCCGGGGTGGATATGTCTGACGCCGGAAACGGTGCCGCCTCGAAATCGCCAACATCCTGCGGCCAATTCACGGCAGACGGGGACATCCGCGAGGACTCCCTGAACGTTACCGACGGCAGCAATGCCGCGCTACTGGAATCTGGTGCGTCTGCCAACCATTACGGAGACACCCGCGGGCACTCCCGCGGCCGCTATGCACCGCCGTCGTGCAGTCCCGATGACGGCAACCATTACGGAGACGCCGCTACCAGCGATGGCGCGGAGGTTGTCAATAGCCGCGAAAGCGGTGACGCTGAGCCTACCACCGTCTCCGAGAATATGCGGCGGGTGCCGCAGAACGAAGCCCCAGCGCACGGATTCAGCGGTGGGCGTACCGCGCAGGGTACTATGTCCCGCTCCCCGGAGGCGGCTGCGCAATCCGGGAAAGATTACGACCAAAAATCCTACCGGGTAAGCACAGACGATCCCCAGCCGGAGGGACTGACCGGCCCGAGCCACGGCGGATCCGTGGCAAGTCTTGAGGCTCGGCAAGGCCAGGCTCTGGAAAGCCAACGGCGTGCGGGGGCGGACTCCGTAAGAGGGACTCCATCGCATAGGGCCCCCGCACGTTCTTCCGGCACCATGCCGGCAGACGTACAGGCCGTCTACGACTTCGCGGACGCAGAAAACCTCGACCCCGTCGACGCCTACGAATGCTGGTACGTCACGACAGCCGAGCGCGACGGCAACGACGCCGACGGCAACCCCGTCACGAACTGGAAGGCGTTCGTGAGAACCTGGTGCAACACAAGAAGCAAGAAGAGGAGCGCATGAAACAGATGGAACTGTTCCCGGACCTCCCGGTAAGAAGAACCAGAGGTCCGAAAAACTACGGCGAGTTCACCGACAAGTTCAAGGTGAAACTCACGACCGACGACTGCTACACGCCCGAACCCGTGTACAACGCCGTGCGGGACTGGACCGTGAGGACCTACGGGCTCGAAGGACGCGAAATTGTCCGCCCGTTCTGGCCCGGCGGAGACTTCGAGTGCTACGACTACCCGGCAAACTGCGTCGTCATCGACAACCCGCCCTTCTCGCTATATGACAAGATTATCGCATTCTATCTCGACAACGGCATCGACTTCATGCTTTTCGGCCCTACCCTGACCCTGTTCAAGAAGTACGACGCCTGCTACATCGTGACGAACGAGGTGGTGACCTACGCCAACGGCGCGAAAGTGAACACTTCGTTCTGCACATCCCTCGACAAGGAGTTCCGAATCCGTACCTGCAGGGACCTGAAGGACGCCATCGCCGAGGCCGAATCGGGACAGAAGGTAAAGAAAGCCGACCTTCCCATTATCAAGTACCCCGTGAACGTGGTGACTAGCGCCATCCTAGGAAAGACCTCCCGCGTGGATTTCAACGTGAGGAAGGAGGACTGCGCCTGGTGCCCGAAACTGAACGGGGAGAGACCGTTCGGAGGCTGTTTCCTACTGAATGACCGCGCAGCGGCTGACCGCGCAGCGGCTGACCGCGCAGCGGCTGACCGCGCAGCGGCTGACCGCGCAGCGGCTAGGCGAATGGTTGTCCGCGAACTCGGCCCGGAGGAAAAAATGACCCTCGACATGCTCAACAACAGGAGAACGGCATGAACTGGGAGTCGCTCATAGCCGACAGGATGCGCCCCGCCGAGACCGTCGTCGCCGTGACATACAAGCAGGCGATACGCAAGGCGAAGGACAGGCGATACTACCTGGCGCACAAGGACGACCCAGAATTCAAGCGCAAGAAAAGCGAACGAATGAGACGTGTAAGGAACACCGACGAGTACCGCGAAAGGCATAGGCTAGAAATGAGGGCCCGCAGGGCCGCGAAGAAACAGGAGAAAACGGCATGATCATCACGCTCAACATGGACACGGAGAAGGACAAGGAAGTCTGCAAGAAGGTTTTAGAACTCGTCCTCGACTTCGGCGCCACCGTCGACCTGGAAGTTTGCGGAAAGCCACGCGAAGTACACGACGTGTTCGAGGCGGCAAGGCTCCGCACCGCAGGCGAAAAGGTCGTCTACAGTGAAGAGCCCAAGAAACGCGGACGCCCAAGGAAGGTGATGCAATGACGAGAAAAATCCTTACTGCCGCCAGCGCATGCATCGTTACTTTCGCGACTTCGAAGTACTTCTGCGGAGACTCGCTCGGAGCGCTCTTCTGGATATCGGTGGCGTCTACAACCCTTATCGTAGCTACGGGGCCGAAAGAATGAACATCGTAGAACTCAAGCGCGCAATCAACATCCGCGAGACCATCAAGCTCTACTTCGTGACCATCGGGCGCTACTCGGACTTCATCCGTTCCTACGCACGCAACAAGGACGGCTCCTGGGTCAACCCCTCGCTCCACGACTCCACCGCCGCGCAGCACGAACCGCTTATCGTGCAATGCTGCGGAAACTGGTGGGGCTACAACCCGAACAACCCCGCGCACCCCATGCGCAAGTATTTCAACGAGCATTTCAAGAAGGAGGCCTAGAATGGCACAGAACGAATTCACCCGCAACGCCGCGCCCGACGGCATCCACGACAACATCGAGTTCAACGAGTACAAGGATCCCGCGTACTGGCTCAAGCGCCGCGCACGACGCGCGTTCATCGAGGCGGTCGCACCGGCTGGAATCGTGGTCGGGACGCTCCTGGCATTCCTCATCCTCGGCTACATCGAGGTGGGTCTGTAATGAGCCGACCGCACCCCGAATACTGCGAGTACGCCACCTGCACCGTATGCGGGCTGCCAAAGTATTGCAGGCAGGTCAACCGCTACTTCATCTGCTACAGCTGCGAGCACGGCAACTTCGCGGGGCTGCGCAAGGTGAACAGGGAACTTGTCAACAACTAGAACAACTTGTCAACAATCAACGGAGAAACAAAAATGGAACAACAGAACAGCAACACGGTGGCAACCGTCACCGAAGAAACCCGCGTAACGCAGGAGCTCCTGCTCGACTACCTCAAGACCATGAACAAGGGACTCACGGAACAGCAGACCAAGCAGTTCCTCGCAGTCGCCGGAACTTTCGGCCTCAACCCGTGGAAGCGCGAGGTCTACGCCGTGACCTACAAGAATAAGGACGGCTCTACCGACATGTCTATCGTGACCGGTTACGAGACCTACATCAAGCGCGCCGAACTCAACCCCAACTATGACGGCTTCGACATTGAATTCAAAGGCGGATTCAAGCGCGGCAAGATTACCAAGCAGGGAAAAAACGGCCCGTGGCAGGTTGACGCGCTCGTGCCTGATGGAACCGTGAGTTGCGTCTGCACCGTCTACCGCAAGGACCGCGCCCACCCCACACGCGAGGAAGTGTTCTTCGACGAATACGACCAAGGCAATTCCATGTGGCAGAGCAAGCCGCGCACCATGCTCAAGAAGGTCGCCATCGTCAGCGCGTTCCGCAAGGCTTTCCCGTTCGACTTTGGCGGCATGCCGTACACGAACGACGAACTCCCCGACAACATGACCGGCGCCGACAAGCTCAATGCTCAAGGCCACGTCGAAGTGGCCGTGGACGAACAGCCCGCACCGCCCAAGGAACTGCCGAGGCAGAACCGCGCAGACCCCAAGGCGCAGCTCCTCGCCGCCGTCAAGAACTACACCACCAAGCAGTTTGCCGCCATGCTCTTGATGTTCAAGAGCCAGAACGAAGGCGCCCACGGCAAGCTCGTGGAATGGCTCAAGGAAAGCGGCTGGGAAAAGCCGAACCTCGTGCCCGCCGACCGCTACGCCGAAGTGGTGGAACGCTTCTACGCACTCCAGGAGGAGGTGGAATACAATGCCTAAGATCGCCCGTCTCGGAAAGCCGCACAACATCCAAATCAACGACGCCGCCTATTTCCTCGTGCAGAAGAGGATCATCGAGGCGCGCGAGAACGGATCCGTAATGACGCCCGTCGAAATCGCGTCGAGCATCATCATGTCAACAGAAAGGAGAAACAATAATGGCTAGCAAGGAAGTAATGGTCGTAACCGAAGACGACATCAAGGATAAGCTCCAGCTCGGGGCACACGAAATCGAGACGCTCAAGTTCCTCGTCGCACACGCCGGAATCGAGATGGACGAAGAAACAAAGCAGATGTTTATTGCCCAGCGTAACGCGAAGGCCGTATCCATCGCCAGGCTTAATGAATTCAAGGCATGGTGCGCAAAGACCGTGGAATACATCGATACCGTGTTCAAGCACGCCTTCAATGTTGGTACGGTCGAAAATTTCCCCGCTAACGTGAAGCTCAAGAACAACGGCAGCACGTACAAGTTCAAGGACGGGGCTGGCGCCATCGTTGTAGACACTCTCCTGAAGAAGAAACTCGTGACGAAGGAACAGCTGTTCGACAAGCTGACCGTCTCGAACGTCGAGAAAGCCTCCGGACTCAAGAAGGAAAGGCTCACCGAAATGTTCCCCGACACGATCATCGAGGAAAAGAAATCGCCGACGCTCATCATCACATGACGAAACCTATCAAATACCCCGCCTCGTCGATAGTGGGCCGCGCGTGCGGTCGCGGCTCACACGCCTACCGCCTGGTCTATGCGCTGGAGCAGTGGGCGGCGCGGCATGGTTACGAAGGTCACAGAGCGCACATAGTACCCAAGAAAACCGACAGACAACGGCAACAGAAACTTCAACTCAAGGAAATCTAATGGCATACCTCAACAAAGTCTTTCTCATGGGCAACCTCGGCAAGGACCCGGAAATCCGCACCTTCCAGAGCGGGAGCAAGTGCGCCACGTTCTCGCTGGCCACATCCAAGCGCTACCGCGACCAGAACGGGGAGCAGAAGGAGCAGACGCAGTGGCACACGGTCAAGGTGCTCGGCCGCTCCGCAGACACCCTCCAGCAGCTCGGCGTCAAGAAGGGCACGCAGATGCTCGTCGAGGGCGAGCTCACCTACAGCACCTGGACCGACCAGACCACCGGACAGAAGCGCTACTCCACCGAGGTGGTGGCGTTCTCCTTCCAGCTGATCGGCCCCCGTCAGCAGCAGGGCCAGTACGTGCCGCAGTCCGCTCCGCATGACTACTCGCAGGGCGGACAGCAGGCGCCCGCCAGCGAAATGAACTGGCAGCCGCCCGACGGTGACGACGACCTGCCCTTCTAGGGATATTGCCGTGTCTCCGGCACCCCCGCGGTCGTGTTTTTTTGTTTCGGGCCGCGGGGGCAACATTTGACAACGAAACACAGCTCGCCTAGCTCAACGGTCAGAGCTACGGACTCATAACCCGCAGGTTCCCGGTTCGAATCCGGGGGCGAGCACTAGCCCGATGGGTGTACACATTTTACCGTAAACAACACCCCTATAAGTTCCGCACCCGGAGGGCACAATTTTGCACGATGGCGGCATGAACAAACAACGAACAAACAAACTTTCAAACTTTCTTCTAAGGTCTGGTCGTTGCGATAAATTACACAAAACCGCCGCCGGAGTGCAAAACTTTTGAAAAAACGCTGCCGATGACCAAACGATTCGGCAGCATCCGGTAGGCTGGCGGCTCATAGGTACTCCATACTCTACCGCCGAGCCTCTTCAGCGGCATAAAAACGATGGATTAGCCATGCCGGCAAAGAAGTGGTCGCGCCTACCGGACAGTTTTTAATCCTGGAGAAACAAAAATGAAACCCACAAACGAACAACTCGAAGCCTACAAGGCCATGGCGGCCGCCTCGCCGGACTCCATGAAGGCGAAGATCGAGGCGAACCTCAGGGCGACCTGCGACAAGTTCCCGGGACACGAGGACCGCCTCGACGACTGCATGGAATACCTCACCGAATGCGCCAGGGGAATCCTGAACGGGAAAAACGGCGAAGTGGACGACGATACCTGCTACCGTATCTGCCGCGACTACTTCAACGACGAAATCTGGGCGAAGGAGGACGAGGCCAAGGCCGCGAAGGAATCCAAGCGCAAGGCCGACAAGGAAAAGCTCGACAAGATCCGCTCCGAGAAGAAGGCCAAGAAGCCGGTGAAGAAGACCGCATCGCAGATTGAGAAGGAATCGCTCGGCAAGGAAAAGCAGCGCATCGAGAAGCTCAAGGAAAAGCACGGGTGCAAGCCGGCAGAACCGGAAAAGACGTGCAAGGCCGATGAAGAAGCCAAGAAGGCCGAGCTCGAGAAGATGCAGGCCGAGGCCGCCCGAGAGGCCGAAGCCCTGAAAAAGGCCGAAGAAAAGAAGATCAACGACAAGATTCGCGCCCAGATCGCCGAGAAAAACAAGGAACTCGGCATCGGCATGGCGCAGGCCATCGACATGTTCGCGGAGGCCATGTAATGATCCGCGCCATTTTAGAGGACCGTATCGGTCGAATCGGACACAACGTCGTCCGAATCGTGAACGCCTCCTGGGGCGGCGACAAGCGCTCGGGAATCAAGGCCGGAAACATGGACGTGTACCGTCAATACGACGATGGCCGCGAGGAAGTCCGGAATCTCGCCGTCTCGTCAATGGGAGGCTACTTCCTCTACGCCACGAAACCGGACAGCTGGGGAAAGCCGTGGATAGACTGCAAGGCGCTCCGCGAACCGCACGAAAGCTCCTACATGATATTTACCAATCTCGGCGCCACGGAATACGCCCGGATCGTAGACCGTCATCCGGGATTCCGCTGGATGCTGGACAAGATCCTCGCGAAACGCCCCGGAGTGCAGGTGGCCGATGTCATCGAGTACGTCCGCGCATGGGTCCGCTGGCCCGAATGCGAACGCCTCTACAACGGTGAATACTACAGGCTGTGCCTCTCGGAATCGTTCGCCGTGGCCAGTTACCGCAAGCAGTGCGAAATCATGCAGTACCTGAAGCAGCACCCCGAAATCAGGGACCCCGGATTCGGAGAAATCCTCACGCTCATGAAATCCGGAATGTCGCAGGACGACTACTACATGACAAAGCGCTACCACATCGGCGCAGACCTGCTGAAGTACCTGCACGCACAGCTGCGCAAGGGCACCGTGTTCAAGGAGGACTACTCGCTGGAAGCCCTGTACGGCGTGTACAAGGACTACATCGGAATGGTGGTCTCGAACGGTCACGACAAAAAACAAGACTACTGGAAGTACCCCTCCGACCTCCGCGAGGCCCACGACAAGGTGATGCGCGAGGCGGCCAACATCAAGGCGGCCACGCTCAAGAAGCGCCAGGAAAAATACACCGCGGCCGTGAAAAAGTTCATCGGCAAGACTGTAGTGGACGGCAACATCAGGGTGTTCGTTCCCGAATCGATCGGAGAAATCTCGCTCCAGGCGAGCGTACTCCACCAGTGCCTGGTAACGGCCGACTACATCGGCAAGGTCATCGACCGGAAATGCCTGCTGGTGTTCCTCGTCCTTGACGGTCGTCCTATGGCCACCGCCGAACTTGACAGATACGGAGAGCTGGTGCAGTTCTACGCCGACGAACGCGGAGCCAACATGAAGCCGGGAAAGGACGCCGAAGACGCCCTCAACAAGTGGATCAGGACTTTCAAGCCTAGAATCCGGAAGATTAAGGAGGCCGCATGACAAATTTTGAAAAGTGGAAACAGAACCTCAAGCCGGAAGACTTGATCATAGACAAAGGCGAGAACGTAGACGAGGATGAGTGCCGCCATGTAGTCGGGATTGCAGACACTGCAGTAATTGTCCTGCCAACGGAAAATGCAGTCATGACTTCTGGACTGACTGTGGTGAGGCTTTCATGGAATGGGCGCTTGAAGAAACGGAGGATGCTTGTAATGAGTAAGGCGATTCTTTTAAGCATTCACCCGAAGTGGGCCAAGAAGATTTACAGCGGCGAGAAGCGAGTGGAATGGCGTAAATCTTACCCTAAAATCGAAGGAAAGACGAGAGTTTACATGTACGAAACAGCGCCGATAAAAAGGGTGACCGGATTCTTTACGCTTTTAGATGTCGAAGGAGTCGATGTAAACAAAAGCATCACTTTATCATACGAAAAAGGATGCGTTTCTATTGATGACCTGAAAAAATATCAGGGCGATTCCATGTGTGTTTTTGCATGGGAAATTAAACATGGTTCAGTAGTAATGTTCGACCAGCCCAAAACTCTCGCGGACTTCGGCCTTAAACGCCCACCGCAGAGCTGGCAGTACGTGGAGAAAAAATGATCAACACGGAAGTACAGAAACTGATTGACAGCGGTATAGGCGTCCGCCAGGCTTACAGAAAAATCGAGAACGCCAAGAGGGCCCAGGAAGGGAAACCAAAATTCGACTACGACCGAGAAACACCGAAAGGAGAATGGGTATAATGACACAGGAAGAACTTGACAAAATCGTAGAACAGCACCAGCACTGGATTCACGAGGACGTGGACGGCTGGGAAGAAATGAGAGCGGACTTGCGCGATAAGAATTTATCTGGACTCCGCCTTGACGGTGCCCGCCTTGACCGTGCCAGCCTTGACCGTGCCAGCCTTGACGGTGCCCGCCTTGACGGTGCCCGCCTTGTCGGTGCCAGCCTTGTCGGTGCCAGCCTTGACGGTGCCAGCCTTGCCGGTGCCCGCCTTGACGGTGCCAGCCTTGTCGGTGCCAGCCTTGACGGTGCCCGCCTTGACGGTGCCCGCCTTGACGGTGCCCGCCTTGACCGTGCCAGCCTTGACGGTGCCCGCCTTGACCGTGCCGAGAAAATTCGTCTCGGTCAAATCCTAACCGAGCCAATGACGGGCTACAAGAAAACGACGGAAGGTGTGGTCATTACAGCAGAGATTCCCGCAGGCGCCATTGTGTTCTGCATCAACGGCAGCAAGTGCCGGACGAACCGTGCAAAGATTACCGACATGGCCGGACACGAAGTTCTGCATTCGCAATACGACAATTCCTTTGAGTACCGCCTCGGGCAGGAAATCAACATCAAGGACTTCAACCTAATGTACAACGTGGAGTGCGCCAGCGGGTTTCACTTCTTCAGGACGAGAAAGGAAGCGGAGGAGTACTGATGAGCGAACTGAAAGTAATCAATGCATATCGTCTGACGACCAATACCGAAGATTCCGATGTGTGTATCCACAATGACGAATTTTGCTGTGGTGGTGACCTTGTAGAATGCTACCTCAAGTCCGAAGTCGACAAGGTGATTGACGAATTGAAAGCGAAATTGAAAGTTCAAACCTCTAACGCTGAAGAAGCGTGGAAACTAAAGGATTCATATCACACAGACTATTCCGAAGCCGTTGAAGAGTTGTTCAAGAAAAATAAGCAACTCCGCCACAACAAGTACAAGCGGTGCCTGTCGATGGCGGATTTTTGCGAGTCTCAACACGATTACTACAACACGCTTGGGAATGGTTTTTGGTTAGTGAGGGGTGACAAAGAAAAACGAGATGAGTACAGAAAGAAAGCGTCTGATTTCTGGTGGAAATATCACAAGCGTTGGCTGGAACTTGCCGAGAAATTCAAGGAGGCCAAATGATGGAATATGTATTCAGAAAAGTATCGAGGGAACAACTCGCAAAGATTGCAGAGAACGCAATAAAGGCACTCGCCGACAAGAGAAACTTTGACGTGTTCACATTTACACTAGAAGTTGATGGCGACGAATCCGATATCGATGTGATAAAGGAGGCGAAGTGATGAAAAAATTTAGTAGGCATAAACTCTACAAGTTCCCGACTGGACATACACTGCGAAGCGAATGTGAATACCCATACAAGCCTACGATGAAAGGCGGTCACCGCCACAACCATATCTACAACAAGTGCCACAAGTATGTTTTCCGCGGCAAGAATGCTCGGAAGATTGACAGAAACGACAAGAAGGAATTCGTGCGAATCTTCTACATCGGGCTGAAACTGAACCGTAATTTCGGCGAATTCCTTCACAAGATTTTTCACAAGAACAACCGATCAACCGCCCAACAGGGCAAAGGAAAACAACATGAAACCCATGATTGAAACGAAGCACGACCTGCTTACCACGAAGTACACCCGTGTCCTTGAATAAAAGGAATACTCGTACAATGCCCCGCACACCTTCGAGGTGGTGCGCAAGCTGGACGCAAACACTGAATTCAACCCGGAAACGGACCTGCTCGCCAAGATTCATTTCCAGGAAGGCTGCACCAAGGAATGCGGTGTGAATGGCGTCTGCAACGAAGATCTCCTCGTGATGGTTATCCGCCGTCTCCAGGGATTCCAGGAATCCGAATTCAAGTGCCGCGAGAACGCCTGCGCCATTACAAAGTTGGAGGAAGCCCTGCTGTGGCTCCGCAAGCGCACGATGGGCCGAGAAAATCGTGGCGTAGAAGGAACGCATACGGTATAAAAAACGCAGTGGCTGTAGCTCAACGGTAGAGCAGCAAAAGCGAGTCTATGCTACTCGGATGCTTAACGCATCGTGCGGGTTCGAGCCCCGCCAGCCACCTACATCAAAAAAAGTAAACGCTAACAGGAGAAAAATATGGACGCAGAAATCAGACCCAATGTCCCGATCAACGGAAAACTCTACTTCGACTTCCAAGGAGCCTTACGGGCTCTCAAGAGATCCGAGCACACGCTGCGGCGAGAAATCGGCAGGAAGCGCATCAGATTTCTAGATTACGGCCGCGCAAAGTATTTCCTCCCGGAATGGCTCGACGAATACCTGGAGAAGCTCACCGTCGAGCCCAAGAAATTCATCAAGAAGTAAGCAGGCCAGTACATGATTCGCGTTTCCCTGTGCCAAAGGAACAAGTCCCGAGGCATCCTCACCTGGTACGCCAGGATCTTCGATACCGAGACCAAGGAAATCCGGTACGAGAGCCTCGGCACTACCAAGAAGACGGCCGCCCACGACCTGATGCTGCAGAAGCAGTCCGACGGGGACTTCGAGAAGAAGAAGTCCGACGTCATGACGCTCGGCAGGGCTTTCGAGCTCTACGAGCGGAGCCTTGAACTCCGGGGCGCCAACGACAAGACGCTGAAGACGGTCCACACGTGCCTTGACAAGGTGCGGGACCTTTTCGGCGTGCCGGTCTCGGCCATCAAGAAGGGCGAACTCGTGGCCACGCTGGACAAGGCCACCGAGGGGATGATGCCGTCAAGTTTCAATACGATTAAGACCTACATCAAGACAGCCTTCAAGTACGCGGTGACGGTGCTGGAGGCTTCCGAGAGCAACCCGGCAGACGCCCTGCGCCCGAGGAAGTTCATCAAGAAGGAACGGGACTTCTGGACACTGGACCAGATAGACCGTATCCTGGACCACGCTCCCAACCCTTCCATGCGCCTGCTGTGGGCTTTCATGGCATTCGCTGGTCTGCGCATACACGAGGCCGGGAATGTCAGGAAGGAAGACATCCACGACGGGTTCCTGCACGTGGTCGGCAAGGGAGGCAAGCCGGCAAAGATTCCCGTCAGCAGCCGCATGCAGGACGAGATCGACCGACACCGCGGCGAATGGGCCATGCCGAGCCCAAGCGCTTCGCGTTACCACCTGCAGAGGGCGGCACGCGTAGCACTCGGCGACGAAATGGTCGGCATAGCGTCTAACCACCGTCTACGCCACAGCTTCGCGAGCAACGCGCTGAGGTCAGGGATCGGCCTCGACGTGGTCCGGAAACTCCTCCGGCATGCGAACATCGCCACGACAATGAACATCTACGCCCACCTGCTCGACGAGGACCTGACGGTCGACATCGAAAAAATGTTCAGGAAGCCTTGACATCCGGGCCCAAAGAATCTATAATAAGGTACAGGAAACGCGAAAAGCAAGAAAAAAGGCCACGAAAGTGGTCTTTTTTTTATGACCTGTGCATAAATCAGTGCATACAAGCCGCAGACACCGCTATTTTGCTGTGCCTGCTGATTATAACTTAAAAACCTACCAGAAACAACAATTTTTTACTTTTTTCGCCGTTTTCCTTATAAATCAAGGCTTTCAAAGCGTCCACTATTGGCCACTATTAGCACAAAAAGTACGTTGAAAAGTCCTCTTTTGCACTATGCAGTGCACACTTTAGTGCATACTTCAGTAATAACGACTTCCGTAACATTCCTGCACAGCATAGTGACCATCGTCTCGGCTTGTGCTGATTCTGTCAACGATTGCTTTTTTGTATCTCGTCCCATGCCAACCAGGATGCACCCGCTGGAATCCTTCACGGAGTTGCCGACATGAATGCGGATGCCCCTTGAAGCAGGCACGCCCGCATTCCAAACAAGTGGTAATTCCCGTTTGAACTTCGGCGACTTGCTGTTCTGCACGTTGTACATGCCGCAAGGGATAGCCTTGGCGGCGTTTTCCAGAGTATAGCACACGAAAGCCCCGTTTAGGTACAGACGGCCTAGAATAGCCTCGTTTGCCTTTATATCGCGAACTAACGTAATCATTACACTGCGTTCCATTTGAAGTCGAACAGCTTGGAGTTGAGACTCGTTAGCGCGTCGTCATCCTCGTAGGCGCACGCACCGAACCAGCGAACCGAGAGATACACCAATTCAGCCTTGTATGCTTCCATCTTGGCCCATTTTAGGGATTCTCGCAATAGCAAGTCTCCAAGCTCGCGCGATAGCGGGTGGTGGCCGTTGAGAGCTGCGCACGGCGTGTAGATTGCGTCATGAACGAGGTAGCACAGCGCCTTCTTCTCGTCGCCCACCTGGTCCACGAAGCGGTCAACAATAGGGCCACCGGAGCGGAAGTTGGTAACGAATCCGCTCTTGAAGCAGAAGTCGAAGCTGCCCTCGTCCGTCTTGACAGACACGCGGGTGTCACGGGCTATTCTGTATAGCCGGTTACCCATTGGGGTAACCTGGAGCGCTAATCCGTCGATAGTGATTGAGTTTACTTTCATCGTCCCGTCCTTTCTTCAAGCTGCGTTCCAAATACAGAAAGCCTCGTGTCTATACGGTACAGCACGTCCTTGATGCTCTTCAGGTCATTGCGCAAGTCGTCCTTGTCCTTTTCGACAACCTGGACTCTATACTCCATCAGCTCGAATCGGGATTTCCCGTCGGCATACACCCCGATAGCCCCGCCGATTGCGACGAGATACGGGGCTATTAGCTTGATCAAGTCCTTGAGAGAGAATTTCATTCCTAATCCTTACAATTCGGTTTGGACAACCTTATAGTGACATGTTTCAATGAATACTTTATTATGGATATTAGACGGGTCGGCATCGCCTACCATATTGATGAATAATTTCCCTTCATTGCTAGAAAGTAAATCCCAAGTAGTATTAAGAATGTATGATTTGTACTCTGCATCGTAAGCTCCCATATTTACGGCAATTCTACCATCACCCGCGGGAACGCCCGAGTTATTTTCTTGACGTGCCGCAAAAACAAAACCAGCTGAAAAATTCTGCCTGTACGCAACACTCAAGTTGATTCGGTGCATCTTGTTCGGCATAAGGTTTTCAATGACAATTGCAGCCTTGCTGAAATTAGACGATGTACCCGAATAATTCCAATTTACCTGTACATTCGCAAGTCGGATTGTCTGCTTGATTGAAGGCTTAACTTCGCCCCAAATCGGATTTCCGTTAGCATCAACAATAAGAGCTTTGTTTACATCTTGACCTGTAGCAGCGGGGACTTCCCTTGGAGCGTTTCGCCAACCAATAGCACCGCCACTACCAATACCTAGAATCTTTCCCGCATCACCCGCTGCAAAGTCGGGAGCAAGCCATAGCTTAACTGAAGCATCGTCATTCTGCAAGCAATAACCCGCTTGATACTTCACTATGCTTAAACCGCTCCTAACAACTACAGGTGTTTGCCCACCCATAGTTACCCAAGGAATTTTGCCATCGCCTGCACCTATATTGGTTCGGGCCTGCGCTTTCTCCGCATCGGAAAAACCGCCATTGGATTCGTTACTTTGGTCAATGTTTACGCATACTTTATTCTGTTTAGCCATAGAAAACTCCTTAAATCACCCAAGTATTTGTACCATCGCTCAATCTTAAGTACATACCACGAACGCTGCTTTGGTATTCGCCATTGCCGTTTCCGACAATATACGGATTCACGTTGTAGAGATTCTTTGCCAAAAGCAAATCGTTGTACACGGAAGGCGATTGGTAGTTGATTATCCAGTCATTACCTTGTTTGGACAGGTTACCACCGACCAGGAACCAATAAGGAGTATTGGCGGTAAGGTGAATCGGTGTAGAAAGTGTAAATTCGTGGACGTAATGGGTTCCGTCAATCTTCGTTTGGTCGGAATCGCCCAAAGTCCAGGAACCGTCAGTGACCAGCTTTAACGGAGTGTAAGTTTCGTCTAGGATAACAGGCGTAGAAGGGTCTTGGTTGACAGACCCGTGATAGTCTACGTATCTGAACGAAACAATGTCAACATCCTGTTGCGGTATAACCTTACGGAAAATACCGCCATTGGAATCGGGAGTGAGCGAGAAAACGTTGCTCACCCTGTTGACATGTTCAAGAGTAAAATTGCCTATATCGTTGAACGGCTCTGTTACAGGAATAGGCGGAGTCGCTTCCCCATTGCGAAGCATCATGAACAGACGTGGGATCGTATTGTCTTCGTTATAGCCTTGGAACCAAGCACCCTGCAATGTACCCGTAGTCCAGTCAATATACTGATTCATATTGCTAACAAGCAATGTGTACTTCGGGTTAGCGTTGTACGTGGCAGCGTAGTTAGGCGCAGCAGCAAGGAAAAGACCCGTTGCAGGTGCGTCTCCCGCAATGGCTACTACTGCGTAATACAGCATCGAAGACTTTAATTCGTGGACATCTTGGTCAACATACTTTAACGGGAATTCATTTTCCCCGGCCACAACGTTGACGACACCCGTATCTGCCACCCAATAGGTAGAACCCGAACCATTGTTTCCTTCAAAGTCGTATTCAAAAATGCCGAAAGATACTTTTCCGTTAAAGCTCTGCAATGCGTTCACGCAAATCATTGTTTCATTCTTGCGGATTTCCGAAGCGATCGGAACCGCAAAAAGTTGGCCAATCATTCTAGACGTGTTTGTAACGCCAAATACAGCGAAATCACCCTGCGTGGTAATCTGTGCGAATGGATAAGTTGTAGTAATCTTCTTGTCCAAATCGTCAGTAAGTTTTTCAACCGCTTCAACAACATCTTCAACATCGCTATCAATTTCAACTTCAAGCGATTCTTCGTTGAATTTAAGGCCATTGCCAATCTTTACTTTAAGCTTGTTTGTAAGCGGGTCAACTTCAAGACCGCTTCCGTAGTCAACGCTGATTTCATCGTTTTCAATTTTGACACCTTCACCAGCAGTATAAGTAGTACCGCTACCCTGCCCTGCCAACAAACCTGCCAACTTATAGACAGCAATTCTGTTAACTTTGAATTTAACAGAACGATTGTTTGGAATGTCGCTGCCGACGAACTTATTAGCAACTGCCGCATATGCTTCGTGATAATAGTCTTCAGGGTAGCCAGTAGGACCACCGAATAGAATACCTGCAAGTGTTACAGTCTGTGTGTAATCATTAGTGTTATCAAGACGGACCGTGGCAGACACTTCTGATGTGTGCGATATACCCATGTTGAACATGGTCACCTTCACATCTCTGTATTCATTGAATGTATCAACGGTAGACAAATCAACTTCTTCTATAACGAGATATGGTACACTGTCTTTCAAAGGCAATGTGTGTCCGTAGTAACCTGCCAAGTCAATGTTACCATCAATCTTTGCGAAGCCATATACAGTAGTATTATTGCCAACGAAATATTCATCAACAGATGTACCAATGAACCATTCTCCACCGTCAGCATTAACATCTATTTCAAAAGTCTTGGTATTGCCGACATCACGGGAGCTTACAGAAATCGTTCCGTTCGGGCTCGTGATGTTTACGTTCGGAGCCTGTTCAGGAAAATCGATATCTTCGTATTCAACGTCCATTTCACCATTTTCGTCCTGAACAATCTTTTTTACAGTCTTTGTCGCGGAGCCGTCGAACGTGAGTTCTTTCTGCCTATTCTTCTTGCCGTCGAGCGCGTCCTCGATGTCGCTCACCCGTTCCTTGAAATCGTCATCAAGGCCTATAAAGAAGGTCTGCACACCCGTTTCGGGGTCAATGGACGATGTCACGGTAATTTCGTGTTCCGTGCCGTCAACACTCGCGTAGTAGTTGAACACGTTGTTGTCGCCATAATTGACCGATGCTGTCTGCACGGGCTGGATACTTCCGACCGGGTTCATCTCGCTGTCGAACCAGCGGAACTTGTACCGTCGACCTTCTTCCAGGAAAACGTAGACGGGATTCCCGTTTTGGGACGGTTCTCCGTTGGCATCGAGACTTATCTGCACGGGATTCCTGGTCGTCATGCCGGCATCCGCCCACGTGGAACACGTGCGGGATGTAGTGTAGTCGTAAGTAATCAGGTATCCGCCGGAAAGAGGTTTTCCGTCTCTACCGTAAAATCTGAGCTTTGGACTGGGGGACAGGTGCGCCTGCATGGTAAACTCCTTAATCGATTATTTCCGCCTCGATGTAAGCGCCGGTTATGGCAGCGTACTCGTGGGTAGGGTCAATTCCGTCGGGAACCTTGACCGATACCGAGTGCGGATTTACTACATCATCGTCATTTATAGACTGGTTTCCTACCGTATTTACAGAATGCGGAAGCTGGAATGCCTTCGGGTCGGAGGCTGTATAGAGAACGCTTCCGGAAACCGTAGAGTAATGGTTTTGAGTATTGGACGCCTCCTGGCTTCCAGTAGCTTCCCTTATGTCTAAGATGAACCGGACACGGATATTCGACTGCCCGCAACCGAAGAGGTGCAGGCGGATTTCGGCTCCTGACTGCGGCTTGTAGAGATGCAGGAACTGACCGTAAGGAACAACCACGAGAAGGTCCTGTGCATCTATTTTCAGTGTTTTTTGAAGACAGTTGCCGCCGTTGCCTTCGTACGTGCACGAAGTCAAGTTTGGACCGACTACAGCGTCTTCCGGAATCCCGCTACGTAAGAACCGGTTGTCCACGATAATGGCGGAAGTGCCGAGAGTTTCGGCATGTGCCGTACCGGAGAAAGTGCACTCCTTTACGGAGAATACGGTTGAATCTCCGGCCCATTGCTTCAGTACGCCAGTAAAGGATGTTCTCGTCGCGTCGATGGCGAGGCCGTTGACATTTCCGACAATCCTGGAATCCATCAACGTGACAGTCGAAGGCAAGTATGCGCTGTTCCCGGAACCGACGGCAATTCCGCTGTCATTTATTCCAGCAACATCGCTATTGCGTACGAGTAAGGCCCCCTTTACGAGCAACCCGTCGGTCGCCATCACGGGATCGGTATGGGTGTACACGCTGTAGCCTACGGCGACATAGCTGTCGATAACGTAGAGATCCTTCCAGAACCAGTCTCCGTCGAGCTCCTCCACCCTGCAATGTTCGAGCTGCAGCGAATTAGACTGGTTTCCGTCAGTCACGGAATCAGGCGCCCTGAACGTAAATCTCCTGAAATCGCCATTGAGGACCCTGTAGGACCTGTTCGCGGCCGTAGCCTGGAGCGTGAACGAATCGCACCTTTTTCCGTTGAAATCAAGTACGGTCGCTCCGTTCATCAGCATGGCCTTCGCCCAGTTCTCGACAGAGGCGAAGTCGTCGATGTCGAGTGTACAGCCCGAGAGCGTGACGTCATCGCTGAACGTGTTGTCCTTGAAGTACCTGTCGGTGAACCGGCAGTTCGTGAAGCTGTAGCCAACGGTCTTGGACAGTTTCCCGTCGCATTCGATTTCGCAGCCGTTGAAAGCAATCACATTCGTGCTGTCGACCTTGACGACGCACTTCCTCGGGGAGCCGAACCAGAATGTGCTTAATGCCGAATCCCAGTCCACCACGAGCGTATCGGACGCCACAGCATGGGAATTTGGACGCACCCAGCACGTGTGGGCCTCGGGAGCGTATATGACGGCATAGCCGCCATCGACACAGTCAAAAAGTTTCAAGTCCGATATGTTGTCCGCGCCGTATGATTCTACGCCGCCATATAAGTTCACGACCTTGCTGGAACTTCCTGTAAAACGGAGCATGGAACCGTAGCCGAACACGACCTCGGAATAGGCCGTGAACCCGGCACTGAGGTGCCACACGCCCTTCGGGAAATAAATCCGTGTAGCAGCCGTCTCGACATCGAGAAGCTCGCCGATGGCGTTGAGCAGGGCCTGGAGACGGACCGAGTTCTGCGCGGCGTCAGCACCGGAGAGCGTGAGGCCCGCCATGCGGACATCCCACGTGCCCGCCGGAGGGTCCGACATCTTCCAGTAGCCGGAGCTGTCTTCCGGATTGCGCAGTACGTTGATTCCGTTGTCCTGGGGCGGTTGCTGCGATTCCACCCACGTGAAAACTCGTGCGGGACAGTCGCCTGCCTCGTAGTAGCCGGAACAGACCACGGAGCCGAGCGTCTTGTCTGCCAGGCGCACATCTGCGACGCTTCCTATGACGGAAGTGTTGGATCCGGCGCCCGAACCGCCCATGGCTGTCACGACAAAAGCGATGAATGGGTTCTCGTAGAGTTCCTCCGGGTTCTGGAGGATACCGCCCATGAAGATAGGCTCGACTCCCGTCTTCCTTGCCACCACGACCTTGTAGGAGAGTCCGTCGGCGATACAGGGTACAGCGGGCGCACCGTTGCCGTTTTCGAGCCTCAGGCGTCCGTCGCTGCCAGTAAAGAGCGGATTAGGGAGCGGAGTCCCCTCGTTGTCGGTAAGCTCGATGAGGCTCGCGCTGGTCGAAAGGTCAAGGAACGACACCCTGGCGCCTACCATCGGGTGTCCCTCGGCATCGAAAAACGGTGTTGTCGGGTTGAAAAACGTCTGCATACACCAAAAGGTTACCGAAAAGTGTTGCACTTTCGGGAATTTTTGTGTATATTTATTGATGAAGGAATATTGGAGCGGAGGGTAAAATCATGGCCGCAAATGCAAAAGTGAAAAGAAAAAAAACAAAATCCACTGGTTATTGGATTTATTGGCCGGAAATAATCTCGCTAGGTTATTACATGTTAATACTTTTCGCAGGACTCTACGCCCAGGCTCATATGTAAAGAGGAAGCAAACGCTTCCTCTTCTTATTTATCCTTATTGTTGCCTGATAAATTCAAGAATCTAGAAACTCCATACAGGGGGAAGTCTCTGTACACGTTGTGTACAACTGCTCCTCTATTTATGAGCCCCTTCAAAGTCGGGACAGCTTCATATTCGAAGAATTTCCGTGCGCCCTTAGATTTTTGATATTTGTCAAAAATATCCATAAGTCGCCCTTGAAGGGCTATGTTCGCCTTCTCGTTCGCCAAGTCTAAAGCCTGTTTTCTAGCATCACCTTTTCTTGTTCTGAGGATGTCTAGAACAAGCGGGCCTTCAAGTCCGGCACGTTCCCATGCGGCAGCTTCTACGGCATTCTTGAAGTCTCTCGTCTTTTTATAGGACGATATATCTTTCAATGCCGCAGAAAGGTCTCTAGACCCAGCCTGTACATAGTCGGACCCTTCCTGTTTTGCAGATTTATACGCACTATTGAAAACCCTGTCAAATTGATCTTCAGTAAGCCCGTACTTTTTCAGCCCCTTGTTCTGGTTCAAAGCCCTATACAAAGCAGACGGAGTTCTGTTCTCATAATTAAATTTAAGCATCGCATTATGGGCCTTGTCGGCAGCTTCTTTTTCAAGAGCTATTTCATAAGCACGATGTTCCATATCATCCAACACGTCTTTTTTAGTAGCAAAAAGCTCCCCGGATTTATAGGATTTCAAAGGAAGATTTCCGAATTTATTTGAGATGCTTTTTAAAGCTCTTCCAAGCACGCCTTCTGCAGCCATGCTTCCGATAGTCTGCGTCGCCACATTGCCCCAGTCCATTCCATCTTCGTTTTCTCCAAGTAGACTTTCTGCGTAAGCGGATTCTAACGGAATATAGGCATTTGATGCTACAAATCGAGTCCATGGATTGTCTACAGCCTTGACTGTAGACGCAACCTTTCCACCGGAAGAAAGCGCTTTAACGACTTTAGGTGTATATCTGACGGCCTTCAAAGCCTTATCTTGAGGAATCGCAATCAGCGCGTCGTCTACGACATCGTGAACAACATCCTTTGTGTTTGCAGGTACACCTTCATCCCATTTTTTATTGATATTCGAAATTGCGATACCTTTTGCCGCTTTTGTAAGGATGTTATCGTCCTCTTGTTCGCGCAAGCGATTGCTTCTGTCGTAACTTGTCGCCAAGTAATCAAGGAGGGCGTCTGAATTTACGAATCCCATGTCCCTGGCATACTGTTCCAGATTGTCTAAGTTCTTTTCTTCGCTCAAGGTTTCGGAGAGGTTTCCACCTGTAATTTTAGACAAAGCTTTTTTTGCAGACGCAGGGTCTTTTAAATCTTCCGGCTTATAGCCAGCATCATAAAAAGAACTTGCAACACTACGCTTTTCGTTGTCCTTGCCGGAGTAAATCATACCGGCCTTCGTATCCATATCCTGAGCAAGTTGCTTGAACTTGTCCGTAGGTAAAGCGTATAGGGCCGAGGTCTTATCATCATAACCTTCGTCCTTGAACTGTTTCACTTTCCCAGGATACCTTTCTGCATTTTCTAATTCATCCGGATTTTCGGAAAAATACTGAATTGCAGAATTACGAAGATTAGACAATAGTGCGGAAGTCGCTGCAATACGTCCTTTATTTCCTTCTCCATCGTTGCCAAAAATATCCTCCATTTTTGTGGAAGGAATTTTTCCGGACGCAGCCCAAGCCAATTCATTCGCAATAAGCGAAAGAGAACCACCACTCTCATTCGGGTGGATCATGGCTCTCATTTCGGCATTGAATTCCTGTTCAGCCTGAATCTTGTTGCCGCTAGAAAACAATCTCGCTACACCAGGAAGGAATTTTTCCATCCTTTTTCGTTTGATTTTGTCAGAGTAAAGACTCCAAGCGTTTTCAAAAGCTTCGTTTTTCTTTCCGCTCATAATTACTCCATAGCGTTCACAAACGATTTAATATCCTCTCTAATGCCTGCAGGCAAATCGTCCAAGTGCTTTCTAATGTCTGCCTTTTCCTTTTTGGAAAGATTGTCCCATACCTCGCCATCACTAGAAAGGATAGCCTTTGCATTATTTGTCGCAGATTCGACTTCCTTCTTCAAAGCAGCCGCAGCCGCTGCAGCCTTTTCGTCGCGGGCCTTCTTCTTAAGGTCGCCCTGCGTCTCGCCGATTACTCCGCGAAGGCGGGCGTACTTGTCGTTCAGTTTCAAGTCCTTGGACGTATCCGGACGGCCGGCTATGACAAAGCGCATCTTGTCGGCCATCCCTTCCGGAAGGGCACCGAGCTTGCCGTCGAGCATCGCCTGGTACAGGTCGAGGTCGCCGGTACGGAGCGCCTGGTCCCAGACGTCCCAGTCGTTTTCCTCGAACAGCTTCGCGATGGTTTCCGGGGAGTAGTCCTTGTCGGAGAGCATCTTCTTGATGTCGAACGCGGCAGGCTGTTCCATGCCGCCTTCACCGCCGGCAGCGCGCCCGAGCTGCGGGAACGCCTGCAGGATGGCCTGGCGCTCCGCCTCGAGGCTCTTGAGCTTCTGCTTGCCTTCCTTGCCGAGTCCGACGGTAGACGCGAGCAGGGACGCGTTCTGGTCGAGCGCGTTGAGTCTCTGCTGCGCCATCTCGAGCGCCCTCTGGGATTCTGCAGCGGCCTGTTCGTCGGCCATGCGGAGGTATTCCTCGAGCGCCGAGCGTTGCGCCTGCTCGATTCCCTGGTGGTTGCGTACGGCGTTCTGCACGGCATCGTCCTGCACGGATGCGTCCTTGACCTGCATGAGGGCGAGGTCGCGCATCTCGGCCGGAGAAACAGCCACGCCGAGGTATTCGTCGATAAGGTCGTCTATAGCAGCCATTACACCCTCCCCTTCATGAAATTCTTGTATGCAGCCCTGGAGTTCTTGCCCCAGATTCCGTCATCGTCGGTTCCGACGATTCGCTGCGCCATCACGATGTCTTCCGGAGAAGCCGTTTTAGGGTTGAAGTTCCGGATGAACTCGTAATCCTCCGGCGCGAGCGCCGGCTCGTAACCGTTCGCGATCATGGACGGATCCCAGATGGACGATTCCATTTCGTCCGGGGCCTGCACGTCATCGCCGAAGATGCTCGCTACGGCCGGCAGGCCTTCCATGGAGAGCGAATCCTCCACACCGAGGGCGTCCGCCATATCCTGCGCTGCAGCATCTTCAGCCGCGGCATCCTGCGCCGCCTTACGGTTTGCGAAATAGTCCTGCCAATCCTTGCGGAGCTTTCGATTCGCATTCGTCTTCTCGATGAACTTGGCCGCGTCAAGGAGTCCTCCGAGAGCCTTTTGGTTGCGTTCCCTGCGAAGCATGTCGTCGCGCGCCACTGCGTCGCCGATATCGCCCCAGATGCCAGCATTGAATGTCCTTGCCATGATAATATCTCCTTATCCGAAGAGTCCGAGAGGGTCGAGCACGCGGGAGAACATGCTCCTGGTTCCCGGATCCTGTGCCTTGAGGTTCGCGACGGAACCGAGGTAGTCCGTCATGTCGCCGGCATAGTCGCTGTTGATGCCCATCATGTTCGCGATGTAGCCCTGATGTGCGTCCGAGAGGTTGCTCATCCCCGTGCCGTATGCGTTCATGCGCATGTTCGCAAGATTGGACTGGGAATCGGCCGCGGCCTGCTTCGCCGACTCGTTGCCCGCCCAGATGGACTGCTCGAGCGACTTGTCCGCCTGCATGGCGTCACGCGCGTCGTCGTACATCTGCGTGGCGAGCACGTTGTTCTTGGCGGCCAGCTTGTTCGCGGTGTCGCTCGAGAACATGTCGCCTCCGAACGCCTGGGAGTTGTTGATGGCGTCGTTGGCCATGTCGACAGAAAGCTGGAATGCAGGGTCGTAGAAATCCTGGATCGTCTTGTCGTAGCTGAAAAGGTTGTCGGCGTTGTAGCCCTGCAGGTTCTCGATTCCCGCGAGCGCCTGGTTATACTTCGCCGTAAGGTCTCCGTTCGGGTCCCAAAGGCTGCCCGCAAGACCTAGCCCCTGGTTCGCAAGGGCCGTGTTCTGCTGGCGTGCCGAGTCGATATAGCCCTGGGCATCCTCGAGCGATTCCAGTGCGTTGTTGATAGCCTTGTGCTTCTGCGAGTCGGCCTGGCCGTCCATGAGCCCGCCGAGCAGCAGTCCGCCCGCGCCTCCGATGACGGTACCCCACGGGCCGAACATCGAACCGATGGCCGCCCCGGTACCTGCGCCGCTTAAAGCTCCGTTATTCATAGTTCCTCGCTTTTATATTCGTTCTTTTGTAGTTTACACTACACCATTGCAAAAAACGCGAATCCGCCTGAAATTCCTTCCGGTTTCTTCACGAACCTGGTTCCAGGTTCCACGACAGCCATCCGGGAATGCCCATTCGTGTCGTGGAAGTAGGCCGGGTAGCGTTCCTGCATGGTGGGGACTTCGACGGCCGTGGCGTCGGCACCGAAAAGGCCGGACATGATCGTACACTTGCCAAGGTACACTACGCGGAGCCCTTTCTGCGATTCCCTGCCCCAGTCCCCCTCTATGGCGGACTGGATTTCGGTCACGGCCTTCCCGGTATCGTCGAAGACCTTCTTCGGGTTTATCCTTGTGAGCATCAGGGTCTCCTCGTCTGCGTGATCTGCATCTTCGCGGCCGTGATGACTACCTTCACGGGGTCGCTGATGGTTATGCGGAGTACGTACATCCTGGGCAGCTGGTAGCCGCCGCAGGGAAAACCTCCTCGCCATTCTGTCCGCCAGAAATACTGGCCAATCTTGCCGCCGTGCGCCCAGCGTTCCATGCCCCAGGTGTTGCCGCCGTCGTTGGAGCATTCGAGCATGGCCACAGGATTGAATGCCGACACGTAGCTGCCGTTCTCGACAGGGTTGCTCTGCGTGGTCGTGCCGGTGTTCCATTCCATCCAGAAGGCGTCCAGCCTGAACGGCGCGAAGTCCTTCACGAACACGGGGGACGTGCGCCGCTTGATTATCGGGTTGTCCCGGAAGTCGGTGAACTTGTCGGGGTCCACCTGCATGAGGAATTCCGCGGAATAGCTACCGAGGAAAATCTCGCCGTAAGCCGCCGTGGCGAAGCTCGGGGCCCAGTAGCGGTCCCTGCCCGTCTGCGGGTCCCTTGTAGAACGGTTGAACCATTCCTGCGTCGTCACGTCGTAGCAGTACGTCTTGTCGGAGCCCGGCACGGTCAGTACGTAGAACTGGTGTCCGTTGTAGGCGTAGGCGAAGCCGTAGGCGTCCGAGATGTTGCCGAAACCTCGGAGTTCGCGCTCGATGCTGTTCGACGAGATCCTGACAGGAGCTCCGCCGTCGCTCACCCACACGGAATGGTCGCCGATGGTGCTTGAGCCGAGCCAGAACACCTTGCCACCGAGGGATGCCACCGTGGAGCCGATTTCAGCGCCGTTGTCGCGGGTATTGTTTCCCGTGGAACTGAACACGGAGTAGGAATTCCCGTAGGCGTCCTCCGTCATGGTCGGCGTGTACACCTGCAGGGACTTCGTGCCGAAGCAGTAGATGCGGTCGTTGCAGAGAACCATGGCCGTGATGCGGTCGGCCACGTATTCCGCCGTCTGGAATTTCGGGAGGCTGTATCGGTCGAGCCACAGGTAGCACACGTTGTTGTCGGCCTCGCTCGCGATGTTCACCGTATCTGTCAACACCGTGACACCGTCCGGGCCGTACTGAACCTGGCCATTGACGAGCCTGTATACCTTGCGTTCGTCCGTAGCTCCGCCAAGAACGTAGGGGTCGGTGTAGTACCACGTGTCGTTATCGCTGTCGTTGATGCATATGACGCCCGAGATGCACACCACATGTGTCGGGGTGGCGTGGGTATCCCCGACGGACGGGCTGTCGTTGCCGTCCACCGACTTGTACGTCCTGAGAGGCGTGGCAAATTGTCTGAAGGTTCCGTCCTTCAGCGAGTAGGCGAAAAGAAACGGGGAGCCGTCAACCCACACGACGTGGGAATTGATGCCACCTGTCTCGGAGAAAACCACCTGCGTGGGCCTGCTCATGAGGTCCGCCACCAGGATCTTTTCGAGCGAGCCGTCGTCCTTGCGCCTTATCCTGTAGACGGAAGCGTCGAAGGCCGCGAACATGGTACCGTCGGATGCGGTGAAGAGTCCTCGGCAGCCTATGCGGGTGTCGAAAGGGAACTCCAGGACGGAGCGTTCGCCCTCGACGGAGCGGAGCGTCTTCTGCGTGTAGCCTCGCGGTTCCGAAGATTCCTTCTTCTCCACGAACATGTTCAGCAGTTCCTCGGGCGAGTCCATCATGACGTCGGACTTCGAGGAGCCTCCGAGGAATCCGGGTACTGAAATTACTGACGGCATCGTTTACCTCCAGACTCTAGGGCTCTTGAATTCGTCGTGGTGGTTGTAGAAGCCGTCGAGCTTGCGCTTCACGGGGCGCTTGCCCGCGTTGCTGTTCGTGATGGCACGGACGGCGTCGTCCAGGAGCTTCTGGTAGTCGGCGATGACCGATTCCTCGAACGTGGCCTTGGTCGCCGCACGGACCACAACGCCGTACTTCACGACCTGCTCGTAGATTTCAGGCGCCACGAACATGTCGTCGATCTCGAGGCGCGGCAGCTTCTTCGGGTACACCATCAGCACGCGGAACGTGCCGAGCGCATCGAAGTGCACAGTGGCCCGGTCGTCATCCTCGATGACGAGCGAGTACCATGCCGGGGACGCCGAAGCGTTGCGCAGCCCGAAGATGTCCTTGAAGTCGAGGTCGCGCAGCTTCACCATGTCGGTATCGGAATGCTTCCAGTATAGGGCAGCCATGCCTACGGGCACGACACCCTCGACCACGCCTTCCCCGGCCTGCGAGGAAATCGTAATTGAACCTCCCGAGACCACGGCCTCGAGGGTAGAGTAGGTGAAGGGGAAAAGGCTGGACTCGTTGTACTTGCTGATGACCTCGTTCGCGAAGTCCACGCCCTCGCTAACCTGGCCGTCGTGCAGTATGCCGTTAGGCGCGAGCCCGATGAACTTGTAGGCTTCCCCGATAATCTTGCGGATGGATTTGGACATTTCGTCTCCTTAAATAAAAGGGCCGGCTGGCCAAAGCCAACCAGCCCGGAACATGTCTGCGAAGAGACAAATCCGTGATTAGATTTCCCAGTACACGGTGCGCACGAGACGCGGGTCCACGATCTTGCCGCAGTAGATGGCGTCGAGACGGCCCACGTTGGAGGCGTCGTCGATCTTGCCGTCGAAGGCGGTGTGGAACGACATCGTCGGCACGGTGGTCGAGCCGTTTTCGCAGCCGCGGATATCCGGCATTTCGATCGGGGTCCAGTTGAGGGCCTCGCGGGCGCGGATGATGCCGACTGCGTACTTCTTGTTCGCGCCGGTGAGCCAGGTGATCGCAGCGTTGTCTTCAATCTTGGCGACGGAGACGGTCGGGATGTAGCCGGCGTTGTTGAAGTAGACCGGGAGAATCTTGAGGTCAGCGGCATTGCTGGTGACTTCGGCATCTTCCTGCACGACGAAGGCGTACGGGGAGTTGAGCAACGTGGTACCTGCACCGGTGCAGCGGTTGACGCCTGCAATGGTGAACACGGAGCCAGCCTTGATCACAGTCACGCCATTGGCGATGCCGTCGATGCTGAGGGTACAGGTGTCGGAGCCGTCCGTGATGTCGCTCTGTTCGAGGTCGCCGTCGACTGCGCAGTTTGCACCAGGGTCGGCATCGGTTTCGATTACCGGCATGAACGGTTCGTCGATGAAGGGGCAACGGTGGAACGTGCCGATGGCAGCGTCGCCGTAGAGTTCCTTGAGCTTTTCGGAGGTGGCGTCGAAGTGGCCCACGCCTGCGGTTACGGGCAGGGAGGCAAGGTAACCCATGGTGTCGGAATCGAGATGACCCACGAGGGTCATGCCGGTGCGCATCTTGCGCAGGGATGCGAGAGCGGAAGCGAGCGCGAGGAAGCTGCCGGACTGACCGGTAGTGGCATCCTTGGCGGCCACGACTACGCCGGTGGAACGCAGGTAGGAGTTATCGATAACCTTGCGCACGAGCTTTTCGGCCATGGAGTTGGCGGTCGGCTTGACGAGGTCTTCGTCGAGGGTACCCATCTTGAAGCGTTCTTCCACTTCGGTCCAGCCGACCTTGCCCTTGGAGTTGCCCACAACGAGCGGGACAGCGTACTGCTTGACGTCGCCGCTCATGTTGGCGATGCTCATCGCGGCGTTGCCGTTTTCGTCATTACCTTCGATGTCGTCAGCGGTGGCGGTTTCGCCCATGCCGTCGAAGTAGAGGGTGGCGCGGGTGCCGGAGCGGGTACCCTTCTTGAAGAGGTCCTTCGCCCAGTTCTTGGATTCCTTGATGAAGTTGGAGCTGTCGAGAACGGCAGCGGTGAACTTGTCGTTCAGGGACTGTACGGTAAGTTTGTTAGCCATTGTCTTGGTCCTTTGTTAAAGTCTTATCGGCTGCGCATTGCCTTGATGAGTCTCGAGACCCTTTCCTGGTCGGAGAGCTTCGAGAAGTCCGAAATCGCGCGGCTGGAGCCACCGAACTGACCGATGACCGGAGGTTTCTTCCTGCCCGAGTCGTCCGGATCGTCTTCCGGATTTGCCGGATTCCCGTCCTGGCCCTTCTTTTTCGCAGCATCGGCCGCAGCCTTGGCCAGATGCCGTTCGAGGATGTCGAGCTGTTCCATCTGCTTTCTCGGGGAAAGCGTCCCGAGTATTTCCATCTTGTCGGCATTGTGTTCCAGGTAAAGGATCACGTCTGCCGGGATGGTACAGTCTTCGAAGAGCCATTTCTGCAAGGTCGAGCCCGCTGTGCTCTGGAGGAACGTATTGACGGCGCCGTCCGCGTCGTTGGCGATACCGATCACCTCTTTCTGCTGTTCCTGGGACAGGGTGCGCTGCATCCCTTCCTGGAACTTCAGCGCGAACTTGCGCTGCACCTCGTCGTCCGCTTCCTGCTTCAGGCGGTCATCTTCGGCCTGCTTCGACTTCGCGCCGTTGCGTTCGTCGATGCGCTTCATGATTTCGTCGATGGCGGCTTCACGCTTCGCTGCAGTGAATTCCTCGTCGGTCTTGAAATCTTCGCGCCTCAGGGTCTTGGGCTGGTTTCCGCCGATACGGGACTCGAGTTCCTTGATCCGTTTCTCCCAGGCCTCGTCGCGCTTCTTCAGTTCCGCATCGAACCTTGCCTTCTCGTTGCGGCGGATACGGTCCACGCGCTTCTTGAATTCGCTGGTGTATTCGATGTTGGACCGGTCGTGCGCTTCATGGCCAGACTTGTCCTTGTCTTCGTTGCCGCTCCCGTTTGCAGCCTTTCCGCCGTCGCCCTTGGGGTCTTCGACAGTTACCGAGAAATCCGGAGTCGTTTTTCCTGCGCCGGAATTGCCCGCAGTTTCAAAAAGATTTTCTTCGCTCATGTGTTCCTTTCGCGTTTGCCTTCGCCAAGTATCAGGGCAACATCGCCCTCAACGTGTAGGGTACAGACGGGCGTTGCAAAAAACGGAACTTTCCACGAAAAAAAATCCGTCCCCTCCTTACGGGGACGGATCAGGCAGCGTTCCTTGTCGGGGAATTACATCACGGGAGTGGCAGAGGGAGCTGCAACAGCGGGTGCAGTCAACGCTTCCGTAGCCTTCTCGGCCTGCTTCTTCTCGATATCGAGCTTCGCGTTCACCGTGGCCTTCGTCACTTCCGCCTTCAGGTCCTGTTCGGCCTTCGCCGCGTCGGCCTGCGCCTTCGCCACGATTTCCTTGTCCTGGGCGGCCGCGTCCGCCTGGGCGTTGAACTGTTCCTTCTGCGCATTCGCCTGAAGGTCCATCTGCTTGAGGAGAATTGCATTGTCGTTCGCCATCTTCTGCTTCTGCAGCTGTACCTGGGCGTCGATCTGCTTGATGGCGAGGTCGCTCTTGGTGCGGAGCTGGAGTTCCTGCGCCTGGACCGTGAGTTCCTGGTTCTGCTGCTGGAGCTGCTGCATCTGCTGCTGCATCTGTGCAATCTGCTGCTGTGCCGCCGCGAGGGCCGCCTTCGGGTCGCCGCCGAGGAAGGCTTCCTGCACTGCGGGGGGCAGGAGCTTCACCATCATCTGCGCGAGTATGGGCGCCTGCTTGAATTCGAGGGTATTCATCAGGCCTATGGCGAGTACGCCCTTCATTTCCTCCGGGACGAACTGCATCACTGCGAGGAGGAACTTGCGCTCCCTTTCCATCTCGGTAAGCTCGATGCAGCCTCCGTCCACCTTGATCTCGTAGGCCCCTTCGGGAATGTCGAGACCGTACACCATGATGATCATCTGCGCGAGCACCTTTCCGGAAGCCTTGACGGATTCCCGCGTGTGCTTCAGGTAGTGCGACACGTTGGACTGGCTAGACTCGGTACGGATCATGAACTCGGTGGCCGTCACCTGGTCGTGGATCGTCTGGTCCACGATACCAGTCGGGGAAATCCCCGAAGCGAACTGCATCAGCTGAATGGAGGAATTGATGACGCCCTGCACGTCCTCGACCTGGGCGGTCATCTGTATCGGTTTCGGCTCCTTGAGTTCGCGGCCTTCCTTGTCGTGCGTGCGGTAATGCAGGTAGGCGTCGGTGCTGTAGTTGGCCTCGGCCCATTCGTCCTCGTAGTCGTCTATGGCCTCGGCAGGGCCCATGAATCCGACTTTCGGAACGAGGTCCAGGCGTTCCATCATCTGGCTGTTTGCGTAGTTGGCACGTCGCTGCATAGGGCGAAGCCTGTGCACTAGGCCAGCGAAACCGTGTTCGTCGCCGAACCACTTCTTCTCGCCGATAAAGGCGACAATCGGGATGCGGGAAACGCCTTCCAGGAGGTCGGATTCCACGACCTGCTCTCCTATCAGACGGTGGAACTCGCAGTTGTGTCCTTCGACGCGGAAGTAAGTGAGGAGCGGCACCAGTCCTTCCGGAATGGCGAAATCGTCTCCCAGGTCCACGAGCGTGGTCTTTTCCGGCAGCTTGCCGCCCCAGATGTCGGTTCCGTAGCGTTCCTCGGCTTCGGATTCCTTGATAAGCTCGATGACGACCGCCTGCTTGGCGTCCGCCATTGTCGTGGACTTGGCGTCGGCATCCCACACGACCTTCGTCACGTCGTCGATGGCGTGGTACGTCACCACCACCTCGCCGTCCTCATTTTCCTCGGTCGTCGCGTAGCAGAAACCGAGCCCGGCACATACCTCGTCGTACGTGGCCGAGTCGTGGGCCTCCTGCATCTCGAAGGTGTCCTGCAGTTCCGAGAGCTTCTCGTTAAGGACAGCGATCGATTCGCCGTAGACGTCCTTGAACTTCGGCTTGGGCTCGGCCACCGTACGGAAAGGCTTTGCGGAGATGGGGTTCACCACCGCCGAGATGGGGTTCTCGATTACCGGGATTTCTTCCTCGAGGCGGTTCTCGCCGCGATTCGTTCGGTCTGTCTTGTCCCACTGCTGGCCGGCTGCGAACTCGCGGTCGGCCTTGATGCGCTTCACCTGGTCACGGTTCCGTTCGGAATTCTTCTCGATGAAGTCCTTGACCTCGGCGACGAGGTCGTCGTTGTACTCCTGGAGCTCGGCATCGCTCATCTCGGCGACAGCGGCGTCCACGGTCTCAAGTTCTTCCAGTTCGTCCATTTCTTCGTTCCTCTATGAGTTTTTTCAGTTCTTCCCGGTCGGAATCGGACAGCGACACCTGTCCGGAAACCTTGACAGCCTGCAGACGCCTGTGGTGTTTGGCCCTCTGCAGGACGGTCTTCCCGTCCCTCCGGAACCAGCTGTCGCGCCACGCCTGCGTGAAAAGCGTCTCCTTGACGCCACGGTTGAGGCAGAATTCCCGGAGAGCGTCGTTCCTCTCGGACAGCACCCTGTTCGCCGGGGCGTTACGAGCGATGCCGTCCATCCTGTCGAGAGCATCGCGTCCGACCACAGCGGCCACCGCCTTGGAGACCTCGTCGCTGTTCAGCACCTCGTTCACGGCGTTGATCATCCGGTTCTTGACAAGCGTGTAGACCCAGTTGGAGGGCTTCGAGCACGACTTCGGGTCGTACTTGGCCGCCTGCCTGCACACGTGCAGGTAGACGATGCTGCATACCTCGGCCTTCGTCAGCTTGTCCAGCTTGCAGAAGTCCATCTTCCCGTCGTTGAGCACGGCGTCCGTGAAACGGATGCAGACGGCGCCGAACTCAGGAGTGAGCTCGGCATGCCTCGACGACCTCAGCGCGTTCTCCCGGAGCACCCCGTCGAGCCACGCCTCGTCTACCCTTCCGTTTATAGTCGGCAGCTGTTCCATATTCATTCTCCCATAGTTTACCCTAGCGTGTTGCAAATTTCTTCCCCACGCGCTTGCGGGGGGCGTTTCCCCTGTTTCCGGTCCTTTCGGACACTATCTCGTCGACGGATACCGACACCAGGTCGGCCTTCGGGCCACCGCCGTAGAACGTGAGCGCGAACGCGTCCGAACGGTCCGGGGAGCGTCCCAGGAAATCCTTGATGATTTCCTTGTCCACGAGCTTGAACTTGTTCTCCTTCAAAATCTGGTAGCGCTGCGCACGCAGTTCCTCGGACAGCTTCGCGTCTCGGATGATTCCGCCGCCGTTGAACCACGCCTGCGCACGGAAATAGAGCTCCGCACGTACGTTCAGGTAGTGCTCCTTGTCGGCCGGACCGTCTCCGAAGCCTACCTCGTACACGTTCCTGTGGCCCTTCTCGCGGCGAACGTCCACGACGCCCGAACCGTAGGCCATGTCCACGTTCTCGCGCCTCACCGTCACCCGGCGTTCCCGGGCCAGAATGTAGAAGTCGTCGATGGCGTCTGAAATCTCGTAGGAGTCGCGGCCGTGCAGCACCTTGAGCGTGTCCCCGCACCAGTAGCCGAAACGGATGCAGATGACCGTGTCGTCGTCGCCGAAACGGGCGCAGTCGACACCGATGGCGCAGTACATCGTGGCGGCGAATCGGTCGCTGAACGGGATGCACATGGAATTCTGGAGCACCGCCCGGAGGAAGACGGCGTCGGTGCCGTCACCCTCGACGATAAGCCCGAGCACCTGCTGGTTGTACAGGTCGGAGCCCTCCACGTAGCGTTCCTTCAGTCGCGCCTTGTATTCCTCGGTCGTGAACTCGTTGTCCAGGCTCGTGGCGTGTATGACGCAGTCCGGGTGCTTCTGGCACTCGTCGGCGAACCACATCTCGGGCTGTTCCATGTTCGGTGAGGAGAGGTAGCGGACCCAGGGGACGATGCCCTTGCCTCGGTTACGGTCTTCCGCGTTGTTGCGCATCTCGAGGCAGATTCGGCTGGCCTCGTCGAAGACCACGCCGTCGTATTCCGTGTACCCGAGGATGCCGGACGGGTTCTCGTCGGTACCGCCGTCGCAGCACGCGTCGCCGAATTCCGGCGGCATGCCTATGTGTCCGTCGGTCTTGTTGTAGTACCTGTCCGGACGGTAGTCCGGCATTATCGTCATGAGGATCTTGAGGATGTCCCTGTAAAGGACATTCTTGAGCGCCTTGGAGTTCTGCGCGATGGCGAGGACTCGCCACCCGTCGAGCATCTTGAGCACTATAGCCCACGCCGCGACACGGGTCTTTCCGGCGCCCACGCCAGTCTGCAGGATGAGCAGCGGGTCGTTGTTGCGTTCAAGGAATTCGAGCTGGAATCCGGACATCGGGGCATCGACACCGAAATACTCCGGGCTGTCGTTCTCCTCCGGTTCCCATTCGGGGTCTTCCCATCTCCACTCTACAATCCCGTTACTTGGCATCTTCCGGAGTGGCCCTCCTGAAATTTACAATCACCTGGCGCTTCACGTTAGCGTCGGCCTTGATGTTGATCTGCTTGCCGTTCACCATCTCGAGTATGCCGGCGCCATGCTTCAGGAAGCTGTCGTACTTGCCCTGCTCGAACAGGCCGTTGGCAGCTTCCACCATCTTGCTGAATAGATTCGCGAGCGTCCCGTTCCTGTCGGCCTCGAGTATGGCGTCGGAAGAACGGAGCTCCGCCTGGGCCTTGCGTACGGCGACACCCTTTCTGGATATGGCCTTAGACCGCGGGTCGTTCTTCTTGAGCCGCGTCTTCTTGCCTATGCGGGCCATGGTGGCCCTATCTGCACCCTTGCCAGCCATACGCCTGTGATTCGCCTGTCAATGTGTTGAAATCTTTACCTTATCGTGGCACCGAAAAGACGTGCCAGCGACTTCGTATCCCTGGAAGCGTTGCGCCTTGCCTTCACGGCCGAGGCTTTCCTCTTCAGGGCCTTCACGTCCACCTTCGAGGACTTCGAGACCCTTCCGGTAGGCGTGAACACGGGAGACTCGGCACGGGCCTTCCTGACGCGTACGGCACCCGCAGTTCGCCTCGCCTTCTTCGGTTCGGGTTGCGGGGCCAATACGTCGTTCCAGGAGTCCCCGGCCTTGTTGAACGCCTTCCTGTACGCGCCCTTCCTCTGCGCGGTGATCTTGGCGCGGGCGAGCACCTTGCGGCGTCCGGAATTGGTGGGTTCCGCCATCCTCGCGGCCTTGCCGAGCACGTTCTCCCAGTTGTTCGCCGTGAGCTTCACGGGAGCGAGGCTCTGTCCGAAGTTGAAACCGCGACGGAGAATTCCGCCGACGGGGTTCATGGCGAAGCCCATGACGCTCTGCGGGTCGAGCCCGACACCGGCAGGCACTTCCACCGTGGAGCAGAGGCAGTTGATGTGGGAGATTCTCCAGGTGTCTCCGATGGTGTAGAGGCGCCCAGTGCGTCGGGAATCCATCATGCTGCACTTAGCGCAGCAGGCAGGATGCGCAATGAACGCATAGCGCGGCCCCGTAGCGGGAGCGACCGGGTTCGTCCCGGTGGCGGCACCTGCGGCCCTGTTGAGAGCTCCGTTGAGAACCAGCCTAGCCATCGCTAGATCCTCGTGAAGCGACCCGGCGAGGGCGGGAGAGCACGGCGCAGCATCTCGGCCATGTCGTCAAGTTTCTTAAATATTTCGGCCTGGTTCTCCAGAATCTTCGCGTGATCGGAGAGGCCTTCCTTGAGAACGGCGAGCAGTTCCTCGCCCTTCTTCACCTTGTTGTCTTTCTTGTCGTTCTTCGCATTGTCCATGCCACAAGTTTACCAACAAAAAGCGGCCCCCGCAATAGGTCCGCGAAACAAAAATTATTTTGTTGGCAATTAGTGGCCAATAGTGGCCTTTACAGACAACGGAAACAAAAAAAGAGCCCTCTACTGAGGGTCATGGAAGGGGAACTTGACGTGGACGAGGCGCTTGAGATGATCCGCGCGGTGCTCACGATATAGCGGACGCAAAAAGAGAAAGGACCGCAGTCAGCGGTCCGTCCACAGTGGATTCTACTTGTCCCACTTGATGAAATACGAATACCCCATTTCAGGCTTTTCAAGAAACTTGAAGTACAGCCTATGTTGCTTGTCGAAGTCTACATTCTCGATGAAGATGTCTCTCGACACCGCCCCTGGATTGATACACCTCTTGTACAATCCTGCAGGCTTCGCGGCGGTCTTGTACCCTAGCAGAATCCTGAACTGTATGAACTCCGTAGGCTCATCGACGACGCACCCGAACATCGGCGTGTGATCTGAGAATGTACATTCAAACGTAGTCTTGTAGGACATCGTCTCGTTGTAAGGAACAATCTTGTCCAGTTTTATCTTCTCAATGTCGTACACGTTCGGATCTGGATTCCTGTGATACACCCTCTGCACATCGTTCACCTTGAATACAGGCAAGTTTTGTCCAAGCCACTTGCTCTTGCATTCTACCTCGTCAAGGAACGGGGTCTTTGACTGTATAAGCCTACGCGTCTCGAACGCAACATTGAGGCCGTCGTTGCATGTAAACGTCTGCATTGTAGCGATTTTCCTGTACGGCCTATCCTTAAACTTAGCACCAAGCGCCCTGTACACCATTATTCCAAGTGCAATGAAGAACGCCGTTATGGCTACAGAGTATACAGTTACAGCAAAGAAGAACTTGTCCTTGTCCTTAAACAGCAATACGACAAATCCGGCTATGGAACACACGCCGGATATAATTGTAAAGGCTTTTACTAGAAAGCTGCTCATATTTAAGCATCCGTTTCCATTGTTGATGTCTCCGTTGAGTGTAGGTTGAGAGGGTTCTACATAACCAAATATATCAAAATACCTGGTAAAAATGTCAAATTTTTTTCAAAAAAAGTTCGATAGAATACCCCAAAAACGCGTAATCCCGGAACGCCGGACATATAAACTTGAGGTGGCTTAAACAAAAAGGAGGTCGGGATGCGTAAAGAGTTGATTATTTTCTTACTCAAAGTCGCCATCGAGCTGTTGAAGTACATCCTCGGATAGTGGCCCAGGCTGACCGGAACCGGCGGTGCCGCATACGGTGCGGCGCCATGCCGTTCTGTCACGCAGAAGCGGACTTATGGCCCCATGGTTGGCGCCGCGTTGAAAATCATTCCTCGTCGATCCTGAAGCGCTCGTGCAGCTTCACGACCCTGTAGGCGATTATCCTGTCCTCCAGCCTGTCCACCTCGACATCGACAATATACCCGAACGCGAAAGCGTTGTCCTCGCCGCACACAAGAGATTCCTTGAAAGACTTGTCGTCGGATACGATTTTCTTCGATTTCTTCGATATCGAGGAGATTACGCCCCGGTCCCCTATCCCGGAATCGTCCTTTCGGAGTTGAGTGAAAGCCAGCACGACGTTGTTGAACCTTTCAACGGTAGGGGAGCCGATCACTTCTTCCATGGCGTCCGACTTGCTGGAAGAAGTGAGGATCCGGTCCCTTTCGCTGTCGACGGACACGTTTATTACGGCTCCCGGGCTGTCCTTTACCACGATGTTGAACCTGGCACCGTCGGCATCCTTCGCCGTAGGCGCCACCATCCGCTTGTAGTTCCCGTAAGACGCCCTGTCGGCGTACTTCGGCTCGTTTTCCGTCTTTCCGGTAAGGAAGTCGTACATGGACTTCAGGTGCTCCGCAAATTCCCAGATTGCGTTGACGTTGTCGGCAAGGGGAAGCAGTGCCACTACGGAAGGAACGAGGTCAATGATGACGCTCCCTTTTCGCACTTCCGCCACGTACAGCTTCGCTTCCGTCCTTGAGTCGATCTTGGAACAGAACGACGCGAACTCGTCGTTTACGGCCTTCATGGCGG